AAGCGTTTGGTGTGTAGTAGGTTTCTACTAGATTGTTTGTGGCGTCACCAACGTATAATCGTGTACGATCTGTGCTCAATGATATGCTATTGATGCCAACAACATTTGCTGATGTAATAGTCTGTATTTTTGTAATTGTGGCATTGGCCCAATGTCTATAAATGTGTACGTTGGCAGTACTGGGAGACGCCACAATCAACAAGTTGCCCTGTGATTCAATTACAGATCCAAATCCCACATTGACATTGCTCAATGTCACATTGGAAACAAATTGTCCGCCAACATTGGCAAAGACCTGTAACTGTTTTGATCCAGGATTGCCCACATATAGATACTGGTTATCACTTCTAATGCGTACTGCACTGCCAAATTGATCACTTGATGTCACTGTATTTGCAGTAATTTTAGTGACGTTGTTGCTGTCCCAAGGTTTGTTATAGGTGTATACTCCCCAGCCATTTGTGGTGGCACTGTTGACCCACACGCGGTCATTTTCTATCCAGCCATGCAATGGAAATTTTGCACCAATATCATGCACTGACCCAATTCTTGCTGAGGGTAATGAGTATACGATGCCAGTACCAGTTATTGTTAATCCTCTAATTAATCTTTTTAATGCTGATGAATTGCTGATCACAATCATAACACTTGTTGAATTGGGCACACTGGAAACTGTGTATATTCCGTCAAACTCAGTGTCAAAGTATTTCAATACAAATGCATCGCCTTCTTTGAATTCATGAGCAACATTGAATTTTAACTGACCATATGAATCCAATGTGTATGTTATTGATGATGCCACCAAATCAGTTGCATTGGTTCTCAATATATCCCATGTGCCTTTGGCATCTTTGGCCACCCAGATTTTATCTCCGGCACCCAGTGAAGTCAGTGATGTTGTCACTGAGCTTAAATTAAAAAATTGATAGTCAACATCATCTATGTTGACATACCCAACTGTTGGCAAATCTGTCATTGCAACATCATCAACTCTATTGCTGTACATGGAAGTACTGGTACTGGATAAATTGCTGGAATTATATAAGTTGGCCAAAGTGAACCCAGAAATAATATTTCCTGAGCTGTATGTATCTGTTAGGGCAAATGCAATGGGGTTGGTTGTAAAGATTGATTGATCCAAAACAAACTCATTGAATGTATTTGTATCAACTCCGCCGTATACACCCACACGGAACGCCCATTCTTCATTGACAGATATATTACCACTGACGTTGTTGAAACTGGCCTTGGTCAATGCATTGATTGCGTTTATGGATCCTTTTTCTTTGATGTAGCCCTGATAGAATTTGGTCTGTGTGGGAATACTGATGCCCAAATCAGTTAGATACGGACGTTGTCTAAATCCAAGCAATCCTGCACTATATGATTGTATAGTTTCGTTTGTTGGTGGGCGATCCACATCATAGATGTTGTTAAATTTTTGTGCATTTTCCCCAAAGTTGGGCAACAGTCCAGTCTTGATGTTGTTTTTATCAATGCGGGCCCATAGTATGGGATTGAACTGTAGTGTGGCGGGAATATCCTGCGATGCAGTGTAATATAAATTGTTGTGTTTAACAATATCACCAGTCCTATAATCTGTGCCTGAAATCCAGTTTTGAATATCAGCAGAATTATAAACATATCCAGGAGCACTCAGTGCTCCGGTCCATGCACCTGTTTTTACACCAGAAAGTTTTAATCGATACTGTCGTGTGCCCAACGCTGGAACATAAACTATATCACCAAATTCACTGACATTGTCAAACACTAGACTGTGTTCAAATTGCAACAGCTCTAGTCGGGCAAAACATATGGTAGAAAAATCAACGGTTGCAATAGTGAAACGATTGCCATTGCCACCTTCTGCTGTGCTTACTCCTTCTGTTCGAACAATGTTGAAACTGCTGCTCTTAATGGGCAAAAAGTTCTGATCTAAAATTCTACTGCCATTGGGCAAATTGGTAACTTCATCCACTATAATGCCAGTTGTGGTCAATGACACTGTGGTGGCCACAGGATTCAATACAATGATTGTGCCCGGTGCCCAGCCTTGTTGACCCCAATACAACAGTTCTTTGATGCTCAGTGTCCAATTTCTTTGTTGTTGTAGATCTGGATCAAATTGATTAAATTCAAATCCTTGACTCTTCAAATATCTCTCATAACTGATTAGAAAATCTGCGGCTTGCTGTATAGTTGTAAATTCAGTACCATAGGGCACTGTTTCTATAGACTTTGATGCATTGCTGTATACTTTAGTGGCTGCAGAATTAATGGTTATGGTTTCATATTTGTTGTCAATGATACTGGGATATATGTTAAAGAATGGATTAGTTGTATTGTATCCAGATACACTGTATCCTGTAGATGTTTTTTCAACAATGACTGCACTGTACTCAACAGCTTTTCTTGGATGAGTCTTGTCAAGATATACATTATAGTTTGCATCCGGAACAATAACACTGGCATTGGTGGATCCCGGTGTGGTTTGTTCAGCCGACACTGTTACTAAATTTTTATCAGTAAATCCGCTGACTTTATAACTCAATTGCACTGACATCTTTGTCAAGAAATCGCTGATCATGGGACCTGGATCAATGCCAAGATTTTTTAAACTGTCTGCTATCCAATTTATATAGCCTGATGTACGCTGTGTGGGCAATGTGATAACATTAAGCTGATCATCTATGTACACAATAGTATACCCATTAACATTGACTATGCTTGGATTGATCTTTTTGTTGTCTGTTGTGGTAAATTGTCCAGTGATTGGATTTGTTGTAAACTTGGATACATCCAATTGTGTTCCAAAATACTTTGCAGGCTTTAATAATGCCAAAGCTCTTTGAATTGCATAAGGATAATCACTGCTTCTCTTCCAAGCTGATTCTGCTGGCCCATACTGTCCAGCAGTAAAGGCTTTATTTGCATGATTTGCATTGAATTTACTTATCAACGGAATATCGGCAGGAGACAACAGGTTGCCTGCTGAGTCAACTGGTATAAATGTTGTCAGTCCTGGACGAGCAAATCTTTTATCGTAATAGGGGTCGCCGTTGTTCCAAATATATCCGGCTTCTAAATCTTCCCATAATACCATATTTCCACGTGTATACGGACCAGTACTATAACGAGTATTCCACCAATTTGGTTTGTCACTAAATCCCAACATGACCCATGGTGTTAAATTGGGAGTATCAGTATCGAACCAATATTGGTACACTGCTCTCCAGGATCCCTGCAACAACGAATCATCAATTCTATCTGTAAACACAGAGTAATTCCAAGTCCATGGATTATTAGCATTGTAAGTCGTATTAGTTGAATAATTTATATTATTCAGCCCTGCCCATTCTAAAAATGATTCTGACAACACTTGTGTAAATTCTGCGTTGGAATAGTCAGTATTGCGAAATTTTCCTGGACGTACATCATTGATGTCAATTTTATTTTTTGCGTAATCAGATTTAATGTTGTTGTATATGCGTTTTTCTAATTCCAGCAAATAGTTGTCTCTGAAGTCATTGAATGCAGGAGTAATGGATCCATCGTGGCCACGAATCACCATGATGGGAGTTTGATAGGTATTGTCCAAATACTTTTCAGGAGCAAATTTTGGGTACAATCCCAACTTTGACGGTGTCTCTGGTATAAAATTGCCGTCAGTGTTGTAGTAATCTCTAATGACAATTACATCGTCAATTTCAAAAGATCTAATAAATTGTACAGCAGGTGCAACTGTACTAAAAGTATAATCAATACCATGTATCAGCTGAGTTCCGTTGAGCCATATCAATACCGCACGATTACTCAACTGTGTTATGTCGAAAATACTGCCAATTTCATAGTTTGTTTGTCGAGTATTGAGTACAGTATATGTTATATTTGTGTGATCACCGCCTTGTGGTACCATATCGCTGTAGTACCAAGGAAAACTACTATTCTTGACAGAATTAATAGATTTAAGAACAGCATCCACTCCTGTAATAATATCGGTGTAATTTATATTGGGTAATGTCGAACATAAATTTATAAATTTATTTTTAAATCTGCCATATTCTTTTTTGGCAAGTGTCAACCCATTAATAAAATTAATATCCGGACTATTTAAAAACGACATTGCATAGATCAATGGACTACTATGTTGTAACAACGTACCACCTTGTGCTCGTACATACATGTCTTGAACAGGAATAGAGCTAGATGTTGAAGCACTGGTATTTTCAATCAACTTGTAATAATGATTTCGAATTTGTCCCAGCGTAATTGTGGAAAATTGTTCGTTTAATGGATTAAGATCTAGGTTAGATGGAATTTCGTAATAGCCAATTGACGAAGCTGTATCACTAAAAATAACAACGTCGATCTTGTCACCAAGATTGGGCATAGTTGTTAGTGCAATCATGTTGTAAATGCCGTAGGGCATTTGTTCATAGTCAACAACAGGAGTCAATAATTTATTGTTTAAATAGACCTTAATATAGGGTATTGATTGTTGAGACTCTGGCAATATGTCAATTTCAACAAACACTCGCTCGACCCCGTCAATAGTAACAACATATCCATCAAAGAATTTGGTAAACAATTGATACTGCTTGGTATCTTCTACAGTTTTTACCCAATTTACAACTTTAGAGGACGATGACAAACCATTGTTCTTGACGGCATATCCAACATTGACCGGCATCGTGCCCAACTGATAATCAAAAGTATCAGTGTCAAAATAATTTGTAAAGGCAATATCGCCAACATTGTTGAATGTTTGATATTTTAAAGGAAACCCAAGTATAGGATCATTGGTTGTGCTGGTGCCAGTGCTGTACCCAAAGAATTTTGTTCCAATGAATGTACTGCCCGGATAAACTGTTGTGTTGCTTAGGCTGTATCCATTGGCATCATAAACATCAAATATCGGAGACTGGTTGACTTTTGTTTTTGTTTGGCACTGTGTCCATGTTGATCCATTGAACCTAAAAGTTTTTCTAGCATTTGTGGAACCTTTACGTACTGATACTTGTTCACCGGGCAATATGGGATCATCGCTGGTTTCAACCAAGTTGATGTAATGTACACTATTGATGGTTTCTATGTTGACTTGATATATTTTGTTTAGAATATTGGTGTCATAGTCATTGGCAAAAACAATGCGATCCCCAGTTACCAATGTGGCACCATCTATGCTCGCGGTGGTGTGTCCTTCAACATCATTGAATGCATCCGTTGCTGCAAATGTGATATAATCAATTGGGGCTTTTGCCTGTGACCCTGTATTGAACAATTGCAGTCCCACATCAAACTCAATGATGGGTCGTCTCGCAGGAATATTTGGGCCAAAATCTGCGGCAGTGTTGTTGTATTTTGCTGTGGCATTGATTACATCAACATGAAACCAACGATTATAACGACTCCATGGATTTCTATCTAAACTGCCACGATTAATTGTAATATAATCGGGTGCTGTGCCAATGTTGGCCACATAACTTTCATATACTTCTAATTCACTCACTGGAGTCAATGTAATTGCAGTACCCACACCATCAATATAATATTCATTACTTGCATAACTGGACGGGGTAACTGAAGTATCAAAAAGGATCTTTAATCCATTGGTAAATATTACGCCATTTGGACTGGTGTAACCAGTTTTGCCAATAATGTCATCTTCAATATCAATTTTTGAAGATACGTTGTCAACCAATTTGATACGGCCAAAGAAGTTTGCATCTGTTCCATCTTGATAATATAGATAATCTTGAGCCGCTGTAATAACTGGAACCAATTTGTAACGTAAGTTGTTGTCTAACCAAAATTGATTTGATGCATAAGTTTTTCCCGAGCTGACAAATACTTTTTCTTTAGACACTATTTGCAAATTAGGAATCAATTCAATTATGTAATCTGAGTTAAATGTGGCAATTAGTTGCACTTTCCATACACCGGCACGTTCAGTGGTTGTGACGGGGTAATTGTCAACAGTCCAGTAGACATCGTCTTGATCATTGTTTATAAAAATCAGAGTCTTGCCGTTTAGTGCGGTGTCCAATCCGTCTAATCCGTCGGGAAAGTCTGCAAGGAATTCACTGAGTAGTCTGCCCTGTATTTGATTATAATGTATGGTCACAGCCGCCGTGACCGTGGTCTTGATTGGCATCAATGTATAAAAGTTTTGTGCTGTTGACAGGGGCACTTGAAATACAATTTCACCGTTGTCTGTACCATTGTTGCTGACACCAAATACATTTCTTGTGTCAATGGTTGATACATTGGGATCAGTGCCCGAAACACCGGGTTGACTTTGTATCCAGAAATTAGATCCGGATTGATTGATTTTAAATTTGTATGTGCCGCCACGTGCCAATGTCAGCTGAAGATTTGGGTGACTTCCGACTCCACTGAATGTGTAGCCATCAATGTCCGTGTTTTTTGTTACTGTGTATGTGTCCTGCAAAGGCACCTGATTTGCATAAATTTCAACGGCATCTGGGCCATTGGGCAACCAATAATATTTGTAATAATTTACAAACTTGTCGTAATCAAATTGTCCATCAAATGTGTAGGCCTCTTGAGAAAATAGTCTTTGATGATTGTTTATTACTCCGTTTTTATTTTCAATGCTGTGTAATAGATCTACATAGCCAGAGTTAAATGTAACTTGTCCGTCAGCGTTTTTAACAACCACGCCGGGCTCAAGTTGATAATTTTTTCTATTGGCATCTGATTCAGGCACATAATTGTCAGATAGTTTGAATGTTGGTGCAAACTTACGACCAATGTATCCGTTGACGGGAACATCAAATGCCGGTGTAAACAGTTGATCAAGTGTGGCTCCGAGGAATCGCTGATTTGTGCCAGATCTAAATGCCGCTGGTAAAAAATTAATTGTATTAATTAGACTCATTAATAAGTTCCTACTAGGTTATTGCCTAGATTTAAATGAGCAGCTGTGACTGCGGATACTACAGTGATATCATTGACGGTTGCCGCTGATGTAATAATTTCCCAGGGTTCTGCGTTAATTTGAAAATAATTTCCAAATACCAATGTATTATCTGCTGGCAAAATTACGATACTACCGATATTAGGTGCCAATGTAGAATGCAAATATGCAGACAATTCACTAAAATAGAAAGTGTCACCGAAGTCCCAATTACTTGGATCAAAGTATACATTAATTGCCCCGATTACTTGAGTTTTTATTTCATTGTCAGTCATTCCTGAATTTGGATTTTTGACTATTTGGAATACTGCCCTTAACGATGGATCTGCTTTGGCCCCAAACAAAGGTTTAAATCTTGCTGGATTGAACACAACAGTGTCACTGACTGCTTTGTAGTTGCTCAATGATCCATAATCCACTTCCAATGTGCCAATTGTAGGCACAATAGGTTCAGTTAATGTGCCTGTCAAATCACGCAAATATGTCATATAACTAGCAGAATAAGCAGAAGTTAATATATACAAATCAATAATATTAACTGGAGTGGGGTCAACTCGACTGCGTGACGGGACGTTATGTTTATATTGGAAATATAAATCACCACGACTGCTGTCAGTTCCAGCAACCGTAGTATATAAATCAGGATTATCTGGCACCCCAGTTACCTGTGTACTAGGAGATTTTACAAATACCTTTGTATTGTCAACATATCCGTCGGGCTGTGTCAATACATTATAAATTTGCCAGGTTACATCTTGTCCCAATGCATCATTTGAATCAGGTTTAGAATTTACTTTTAAAACCTTGACAGTGTCTTTGATATTTGTTCCTGTAGAAGAATCATATACACGAATACTAGGATCAAAATAAAACTTAGTATTTCTTGCACTACCAAATGAGTATATTGTTGAACGATAATCAATATTGTAATATCCGTTTGAATAGACAAACTTCAATAACCAATTAGTACTACTACCAATATCAGATGGTAATATGTTTGCCCAAGTTTGATTTACTTGATCGTAGGTCAATCCGAAATTAACTTTAGTACGAATTTGACTAATCATTGTAGTGATCAGACTAGTACTAAGATCAGTTTTATAAGGCGGAATGATACTGTTCCTACCAAGTAAGTTTACGTCACTTAGAATAGCTCCTGTTGGCACAATAGTTCCAAACGTTACTAGGCTCGGTGTGTTAATGTCCCCATTAGATACCGTACTGGCTACTGCTGCGTAGAAGCTAGTAGTATCCCCAGCAACTCCAGGAGTACCAGATTTTAGTACATGTTGGGCATCAAAGTAATACCCAGCCGGAGCAGTAAATTGCAAAGTTGCACCTGTTGCTACATATTTTAAATTGCCACCAATGCCCGATCCAACTTGTTGTGTTGTATTGGCGTATTGTAAATAACCGTAACTGGATACTGTTGTATTGCCAGTTTGACTAAATGTCACATTGGCATGTGTGCTGTTGTAACGTTGATATGTAGAATAGTAATAATTTTGTACTTCGGCTGAATCAATAATGGGCAAAACTTTATTATAAATTGCACTATATATATCACTGGTTGTTAAAAAATTAAATGAATCAGATTTGTTGGCACTGTTGGCACTCAAAATACCGTCATCACCAAAAATGTTGGTACTTGAATAACTGCCAGTGGGATCAATGGCATCAAGATAAATGCTGACCCCACTACTGGTCCTGTTGACGGCCTTGACTTTTTGAATATTGTTAAATGATGTTAATGGGAAGATATTGTAATCTTCGCCAGTGATCATACGATTCTGTGTATAATATTGTTGAGGTGCATTACTCTTAATACTGCTTAGACTAGGAGCCGCATTGGCATTGTTGATGGTGTATTTCAAACTGGCTGAAACTGTCAATGTTTCAAGTGTGTTTTTCTTACTGACATAACTGAACGCAATATTGACCTTGGCAATGTCATCCGGTGTCATGCTGTAGGTCAACCCGTTACTGGTACGATGATAAAATATAAATGTTCCTTGCGGAATATTTGAAAAACTGCCGTCTCCGAACACCAGATCAACTTGATCATTTGTTCGAGTGTTTATTTGATATAAATTCTTTTCTGTCAAGTTATTGAAAATAACATTGATGCCCGGCAAAGCAGGAACTTTGGTCCATAGCGTTTGCGGGGCACTGTTGACATCTAGACTATACAACCATTGATCTTCATTGGTTATATTGTTTGTGCCAATACTGACAAAATTATTTGGAACAGCATTGGTGATGTTAAATTTTGTGGAGCTCAATGAACCCTGCTTGAAATATACAAAGAATCCAGTATTGTTACTGCCGTTGCCATTGTTGTCATTTCTATACAGAATATTGAATGCTCCACTTTTTGTCGGATCATCCTCATAGATGTAGCTTTCCCCAACTGAAGTTGCACTCACTGCTTCACAGGCAACGCCAGTTCCTTGTACATTGACCGAAAACCCAGCCACGGGCAGGTTGTTGGGATTTAGTGATATAGTGTATTCGTCGGTTTGTATACCATTTAAAACTTGACTGTTACCCGGTTTGCCAACTGATTCAGTTGACACCAATGCGGCATTTAGTATTGATGTAAATTGCTCTAGCCAATTGTCGTTGGTCAAATCATTCCAATAAACAGTTGTATTAGATAAATCTAGACCATTGCTGTCAATAATTGTTTCGGATGTTTTGATACTGTCAAACTTTAGTAATCCCGATGCGGCTGTGGTTCGACTGGGATTGTAACTTAACATACGTGCTAACTTTAAGATGCTATCACGACGTTGAGCAGTATCAATGAAGTTTTCACGAGCATTTAAATCTGTACGGAACGCCAAGCTCTGTCCCAAAAATGCAATCATGTCAATCAGTGCAAGATATTCACTGCTTTCCAAAAAGTCATTGAATGTTTCTGGATAATAGGTCTTGACATAATTAATCATACTGTTACGCAGCGTTTCGAAATCGTAGCTGGTAAAGTCTGCGTTGGTGAATGTCTGATAGATTTTGGTCCAGTCTTGCTGTACCAAAAGATTCGTTTGACGTGTGCTTTGTGCCATATTTTTACCTATATAGAGTATTTATTAGGAAAATAATACGACTACTTAATTGGTTGTGAGTGTGTGGCTATTGCGATCAAAAGTCAATTTTAACGTGTCTGATTGATCCGTTGGTATATATGCCAAAGTTAATTCTATCATAAAACCGTTTTCTTTTTGGGTAACAGCAACTTGACCAATTGCCAATCTAGGATCATAACTAACTATCTTGGTCACATCTTGTGTGATCACTTGTTGAGTATCTTCATTTAAGGGTTCAAACAGCATTTCCCATATGATGGTGCCAAACGAAGGATTCATTAGTTTTTCACCCTTGCGTATGTTGAAATAATTGATTAGGTCTTGTTTTGCAAGTTCAAAATCAGTTAGGCTATATTTTTTAGCATTTCGCCTTGTGCTGAATCCATAGTATGTGGTCATACGTATATTTATTGACTCAATACTGTGACTGAATACCTACCACTGTTAAATGATTTTGCACCCTGTCCCACATTGGCATATCGCCAGGCATGTGCTTCATTGGTGCCCAATGTTATGCCAACATAAATCATGCCTGCAACAATTTCTGCAGCATCAGTGGACAGCACAGCACCATTTCTTGTCAGCTCTGTATAGACATCATATATGATTTGATAGTTTAAATGATCTTGGGCCACTGTGCTGGATAAAAAAGACGATAAACTTGTTATATTGTATTGATAGTTTGCGTAGGAATTGGTACTGCGTACTGCAATCTGTCGCCAGCAGGTTTTGTAGTTTACACAGTCTGTGCCATAGGCCTTGTTGGCGCCTGCTGCCAGTATTCCGTATTTTTCCAGTGTCAGAGGAGAAATTTGATATCTACCCAATTCATTGTCAGAACCAATTTTTGAGTAGTCCCATGCACTCAAATCATATCCAATTTGGGCTTGCAAATTTCCAACCTGTGCAGATGTCAATTGACCTATTGTTGCCCAGCTGGGAAGATATGATGGAGAGTCGGCTCTGTTGATCCACGATATTGGCAGTGGATTGACAATGGGTTGTTTTGCAGCTTGAGCGATTCCTATGTCCATGTTATGTCTTTGGTTGTGGCCTGTCCCATGGTTCATGGGCAGGAACTACTTTACATATTGAAAGTAGACTGTGTTGATTTTGTACCCAACGTTGTCCATCGTACTTGACATCTGGCAAATTTTCTGGTATTGCTGGCAATGCGGGACTTGGTATCGATGGCTTGCCCGAATTCAATCTCAGCACAGTTCCAACAATATTTGCATCTCCCAAAGAGGTTACATCCAATTTGGCGCCTGCTGCCAATGTGGCAGATCCCAAAGCACTCAATTTCAAAAATCCGTCACTTTTAACAGTGGCACTGACCATTGCACTGGCACTAAATGTACCAAGAGAAGTTATACTGACTCCCAATGTTCCATTAAGCTTTATACTCGTTGCATTCATGTCAATGGCCGAATCACTGTGTAAGTTTATCGGGCCCTTGCTACGCATGTTGATGCCTGCAACCCCATATACATTTATTGATCCGTCTGCACTGAATTCCATCCATTGATTTCCAGTATCGCTGGCAATATACAGTATATGCTCTTTGTCATTCATTAATATTTGATGGCCACTGGCAGTGCGTAGACGTATCAATTGATCATTGCCATCTTTGTCTCCGTCATCCATTACAAACTGGTGCCCGCCTGTCCTGGCATAAACTGCTTCGGGATTTTCTGCAACTTGATCTACCAGAGTTGCTTTGCGACCAGGTGTACTGATGCCATATACATTGCTGGGACTTTCACGCATACTGCTTGAACTAATGGCACCACGTATAGGATCTCTATCCAATCCCTGTTTGATCAAAGTCATTGTTTGACCAGGATGAGGATATCTTAATGATTCTTCTATGTTAAATGCTTGATCTGCATCAGGGGCATATTCGGCTACGGGCAATACACTGTCAGAACTTATATGAGAACCAATTTGATCTCCAGGGGAGAGATATGACTTACCGTTGTCTATTGCACTTCTGGCAATGCCCGGCACCATGTGATGACTAGTGCTGTCATATATACAGGCAAACCAATAACAACGAGATATATCTCCTGCCACAAAGGTCACTAGCACTTTACAACCAATGTCAGGTGGCACCATCCACATGCCATAGCTCTGTCCTGATGTGTAGGGCGTATTGGGACTTTTACCTGAATCAGTGCCATAGGTTGCTCCGTAAAAGGGACTGGCATAGCTGGCAGGGAGAGCATTGCGATCTCCCTCTACTACATCAGCAGTTGCTCCGCCCCAGTCGGGTATTTGTACCAACAATTGGCCCATACGTGTGCCTTCAACATGTCCCACTATTACTGCTTCATATGGTCCAGAGTCAGACACCATTCCTGACACTTTATAATCTGCTTGGGCAAGTAGACCATTACCTACTTTTCGAAATTGACCTGTCGCCATTTATTGATCCTTAGTTTCTTAGTTGTGTTTCGTTTGATGGAACACTGGTTGATTGATTGTTTTGATTAATAGTTACTGCATTAGACAAACTGTTGTTATAATTATTCCAGCTGCTGTTATCGTTTATAACTTTATTATTTCCAGAAAATAACTTTGCAATATCATCATTGATAATTCTTGCCAGTTGTATGACCTGTTCAAACTTGCCACCAGAAAATCTATTGTCTATTTGCAAAACAGTATATTGGCCACTGAAAAGTGACCTGTTAAAAGCTGGTATTGGTGTCATTAGACCTTGATTAGTTGATTCTGTGTCAATATCATAGGGTGTGTTGATAGTCACCGCCACTACCACCTCTCCAGTATCTGTTCTTATGTGCCCGTACTTTGATGCAAATTCATATTGACTTACCGTGTCCCATTGATTGTATTTGCTGTTGACCACAGATGGACTAGGACAATATAACCAATCATCTTGTTTGATTAGAGTAGGATCTCCCAATATGGTCATGTCAATAACCAACATGTCACCGTTTAGTGTTTTATATATTGAATTTATTACATCTGCAGACAGTTGTGCTGTTGGTCTATTGGCTGTATTAAATCCCATGGCTGCTCCAACATTTCTTACTATATTCTGTTGGGATGTGGGAGTAACATTAGGAGCCCCTGATGTTACCACTGCTGGGTTACGTTCAAGGGTGTGTGGTGGTTGACTTTGTGATGTTTTTGGGCTGTTTTGCCATTCATAGTTGCTGGTTGATCGAGAAACTTCAGTGGCTGCAATGGCCGCTGTATATGCTTGCACGGCTGTGTAATAGGTTGTATCAAAATTTAATTTAAAATCAATAACTTCTGTATTCTTTCCCGAATAAAAATAATCATATGCTTTTGTGGTAAAATATCTACTATCGGGATATCTTGGCATTGCAGGATGTGTACCAGACCAAATAGGATATTGATGTATCTTGTAGGTGGTTGTCATTGGCAATCTATTGGTAACAACATCGACCACGCCCTGTGTTATCACCATATTTGCAACATCTCGACCTTCGTACAACACTGATGTTGTGGTCTTGAATGCATTGAATATGTTTGTTTCCTTTTTAATCGACGGATTCAGTTGTAATTCATACAGATACTTGCTGTGTGACATGACCTTGGTTATGATGTCCAATATTGGGGTATTTGCAGGAATTGTAAATGTTGATTTATTTAAATTAATGCCCTTTGCGTTGACGTTAACATCTGACAATGGGAGCTCAAGTTCATTGACAATTTTGCTATTTGAAATGGCAGCGTCGATATCAAATTTCACAGCCTGTACGTATTCGGCCTTGCCTAACCCAACTTCTTTTTGATGATATTCATAATAATTGTCTGACAGTTGTCTAAAAAATTCTCCCACCGTATCTGCTGTGATGGTAAAAATTTCAGGAGTTGCGGCATGAGCTCCCGGATAGTGTGCCACTCCGCCGGCAGAACAAAAAGTTATTTTATATTCTGAACCACCCGAAGTTACTGCAACCTTCATTGACAAAATTCTAATAGGAAACCGTTTTCTAAATGTAGTCATTTGCGATTCTGGGATTGGCATCCCGTCATCATCATATCCACGAAAATCTATCTGCAACATATAGGGCTGTTGCGTATAATTATTGAATCTGGTGCCATCATAGCTTGCAGCCACCAATTGCTCAATAAATGTAACTCCGTAAGGTTCCATAATTGTCATCGATCCGTCTAACACATTACTACTTCTACTGGTTTTAGTGGGTGTTATGATTGAATTAAACTTGACATCTTGTAGGTTATAATTTAAACCAGGTGAATTGGGCAAGCGTCTGTTGGGATATAGTCCACTATCTTCTGCAACCACATAACTAGATGGTCCCGGAGACCAAGACATTGCATATTCAACATCCATTTGTCCCATAAGAGTATTGTAGTCCACGGTGTCCAACCACCATAAACTCAATGCATAACTATAAGATGCAAAATTTGCCAATGGATTTGGGACAATTTTTGTAGTCAGTATCTTTTTGGGGGTGTCAACGGAAAATGTCTTGTATACTCCCCGTATCTCAACGAACATTTTGGGAGTATCATCTGTCGTTCTGTCGTTGTTCGCCATACTACAAATCCAATGCTTTTTTCACAGTAGTCAAAGTTGGCACATATATGATGGTGCCAGTCCTAAAATTCATCAGTGGGTCTGGCAATACGTTGGGGTTTCTAACGGAAAATATCCACCATAGGCCAGTATCTTTGTACAAATCATAAGCCAACAGATCTGGACGTAGATTGTAAGGACTATCGATTTGATATACAGCATCATCTGATGCTGCTGGTATGGTTTTGCCTGGCCACACATCCAGAAACGGGCCCCATGTACTTGTTCCATAGTATGGACTAGTTTTAGAATATGTAGCCATTAAATGAATCCGCCGTTGTTGGGTCTCTTGCTGAAGGAAGGAGATTGTGTCCTGCCAAATGCACTGGCTGCTCCTGCACCACCTGCTGTTCCAATCATCGCACCTGCAGCAAAATCATTTAGACTAAATGACTTGGTTTGAGCTGTTCTACTGTAGATGGGCTGTAGCGACAATGTAATGGTGCTGGTAGTTGGTAATCGTGTGCTGTTTAATCTAGGATTAGTAAACTGTGGATTGTATGATGTAAATCCTCCTGTGACCGCTGGCTCAGGAATGTCCATGTAATCAACATCAGCAGGCATGGTATGGCTAAAATTGGTGACCACACAGGGAACGTTGGGCAAATAATACTGCCCATATCCGTTTAGATACACCATGGGCGGTGGATTTCCGGCCATGCCATCTGGGTCTTGACCAAAGAACATTTTTGTAACACTTCTAAAGAAATAGATGCAGGCTAATAGGTATTGTCCTTCATTGACGTTTTGTACGGTAAATTCTGCATTGATACTAATGGCCTGTACTTCTGAGTTATCATAGAAGTACTGTGTGTAATTGTTATGCGTTAATTTTTGCGGAGTATAATTGGCCGCATGTGTGACTTGTAACTGTGGAGTATAGGGAAATATAACTCCCACTCGTCTAGAACCGGATCCAGCCATTCCAAAAATATTAGTAATATTACTGGCAATGGGATTAGTTGATCCGCCGCCCAATTCCGATATCAAGGGGCTTAACAGTGTATTCTTTGGATCATTGTAGAAATAGTTACTGCCCGGTGCCAGTGTCACTCGCACTCGCCAGTCATTGCTGGCATCTGGATAAATTAATACAGGTTTGGGATTCGTTCCAGCCGACCTGTCACTGTATCTAAACATGTCCGCGACATTCTGTCTGTTAGATGCTTGACTAATTCCCACAGATCCCAAAAGACTAGAACTGAATGCTGTTGCAATTTGCGTCGTAATCGATGAACTAGAACTGGTACTGCCGGGCAAGGGCATATTGGGTAGTACTGGCATTATTAATCCTGTTTATACAATATTTATAGAATTTAAAATATGTGTATATAATGTTTTTGTATTAACTATTGACTTGTTACGATAAATATGTTAGTATATACTTACTAATATAAGGAAACGTAAGTGGCTCATAACTATCTTAATAACAAAGACATTTTAAAAGAAATTCACAAGAGCAAAAGCACATACTGCTCATTTATAAATCCAGCAGATGCAGATTATGATATGATTTTACCAGATGTTGATAAAATCAACAAGAAAAACATAATGCAGGCACGTAGGGATAGAGCAGAACGTTTGGCCAAGCTGGCACAGGAAGCTGCATTGGCCGAAACTGGTGTCAAACGTAAACTGGAAGAGTTTGAAGTCAAACTCAGAGACGTGAAAGACACTGATGTAGTTTTTCGTGTCATGACATGGGACCATATTCCAGTTGATGATGCCAAGAGCCGCAAAGCTGCACTAAAGCAAATGGAAAAAGATGGATTGCCCACTACCGAATATGATGATGACAGTTTTGTCGACATCACCAACAATACCAAATATGTCAAATGCAACTTTCCTCCATTCATGCACTACAAAATAGATGAAAATGGCAATCCAATTTGTGTGGGCAAGAGCCACTGGAAAGGTGATTTAGAAACTGGTGAGTGGAGCAAAGATCACGGAGCAATGACCAAAAAGCTGGCTCACATGTTTATGAAATTGTGCGAGCGTTATGCCACAAGATCAAACTGGAGAGGCTACACATACAATGACGAAATGCGTAGTCAAGCACTGTTGCAGTTGACCTACATTGGGCTACGATTTGATGAATCAAAAAGTGCCAACCCATTTGCCTACTACACGGCCGCAGTTACCAACAGCTTTACCTGTGTGCTCAACATTGAAAAACGCAATCAAAATCTGCGGGACGACATATTGGAAATGAATAATTTGAATCCCAGCTACACACGCCAGGGCATGGGCATGAGCATGGGAAGTTTTGCCGAGGACGACTGATGTCGTTTGATCAACGAATATTGGTATTGGGCAATGAAACTTCTGATACTGATGCACAAACCAGTTTGTTGGCACAACTACATACCCGAACTTGAAACAGCTAGAAAATTTTTAACAAACGACTAAACTTTATTTGATTTTACTTGCGTATTCTTGTACACTAACTCAATGAGTAATCTATTTAAAAAAGCCGCTGTATTCACTGACATACACTTTGGTTTGAAAAGTAACAGCACATTACACAATGAAGACTGTTTGAACTTTGTCAAATGGGCCACTGCCAAAGCCAAGGCCGAAGGTTGTGAAACCTGTTTGTTTCTTGGCGATTGGCACAACAACCGTGCCAACCTGAACATTGTTACCTTAAACTACAGCCTGCGGGCATTGGAGCATATGAATGACAACTTTGAACGTGTTTATTTCATTCCTGGTAACCACGATCTTTATTATCGTGACAAACGTGATGTACAAAGCGTGGAGTGGGCTAAACATCTTTCGAATGTGGTCATATGTAACGATTGGTTTAATAGTGGAGACGTGGTTATCGCTCCTTGGTTGGTTGGCGACGATCACAAGCGTATTCCCAAACTAAAGGGCAAGTACATGTTTGGGCACTTTGAGTTGCCAGGCTACTTGATGAATGCCATGGTGGCCATGCCCGAACATGGCGAGTTGCGTAGAGAAAATTTCAACAACTTTGAACATGTGTTTACCGGACACTTTCACAAGCGACAGACACAAAAGAACATTACTTACATTGGCAACTGTTTTCCACACAACTATGCTGATGCTGGCGACGATGATCGAGGCATGATGATATTGGAATGGGGCCAGGAGCCCGAGTATCATGCATGGCCCGACCAACCCAAGTATCGTGTGTTCCAATTGAGTGATGTCATCAACCATACTGAAAAGATGTTATTGCCCGGAATGCATTGTCGTGTCAATCTTGACATTGACATCAGTTATGAAGAAGCCACGTTTATCAAAGAGACCTTCATTGACACGTACAAACTGCGTGAAATTACACTAATTCCGGCCAAGGTC